GTCTCTGGGTTCATCCGCGCTTCTTCGCGCAGGTTCCAGAACATGTTCTTGCCCGCGGGCGTGCCGGCGAAGATGGCCCAGCCGCGGCGGTCTGACAGGGCTGGACGCAAAACCTTGTACCAGGCGCTCGGTCTGATCTGGCCGACCTCGTCCAGCACAACGCCGTCGAAGTACATGCCCCGCAGGGCGTCGTAGTTGTCGGCGCCGGCGACGTAGATCGTGGACTCACCGCCGTGGCCGTTGTTGATCGTGATCTTCAGCTCGGACTCATTTGGAGGCTTGCTCCACATCGGACGCGTCAGGTCTTTGAGGTAAGTCCAAGCTACGCGCTTCGCTTGATCACGCTGCGGGGCCATGTACGCGAACTGGGGTTTTGGCAGCGCGGTCTCCAGCGCCCCGATCACCAGGTCAGCGCACATCGCCACCGTCTTTCCGGCTCGGCGGTGGGCGACGACGCAGACCCAGCGCTTGTCGCGGTTGTGCAGCGGCTTGAAGACGTCGCGGGGTTGGTATTCCTGGAGGTTCACTTGGTGAGCCTCTCCAGCTCGCGGTCAACGTACCAGCGGGCTTTTTTCAAGTCCTCGATCGCGTTGTCGTTCTTGAGGCCGGCTCGCCAGATGTACTTCACCGCGTTGCCAAGGCAGAAGTTCATGTGCTCCGTGATCTGGATGCACTCAATGCCGCTGGCATGCTCCGTGTAGTGGGACGGGTGGTTGACGGGGTCGTGTCTTGCCGCGGCCAGTGTCGGGATCTCGATCTTCTCGAAGCTGGGTGCGAACATGCAGCCGGGCTTATGCGCCTCGATCGGGGATGTCTTGCAGTCTGGGCAGTGCCAGGGGCCTATGTTGTTTGTCGTGGTCATGTTGCGGTTTCCTCATCTTGTCTTTTTTGGGTGGTGAATTTTGTGGGGGGACTCCTTCTTTCGCCGAGGCCCCCCTCCCGGCTCGACGGGGGGTGGGGGTCTGGGAATTCCGGCCCGCGGCGGCGGCCAGGCACGGCCACAGCACGCGAACGCAGGCAGGTGAAGGGGCTGGTAGCGTCAGCCACCTTGCGCGTCTCCTGCGTCGTTTTGCTGCGTCTTGCCCTGGTCATCGATGGCCGGCGCCGTGCCGGCGCCCGGCGACACAGCGTCTATCGGATCTTTAATCCGGTACTTGCCGCCGTTATCTCGTTCTAAATCAATGACTTGCGTGACCTGCTCGACAGGTTGTGCCGTAGTTGTGCCAATGTTGCGCTGACCAAGCCAGGACAGCTGCACCTGGATGCCACCCTCGACGTTGGCGTTGATCTGAGTCGGCAGCACCTTGCTCACCAGGCCGACAAACGCGGCGCGGTCTGAGCTGGTGCCTTGCGCCAGGCGCGCCAGGTACTGCGCACCGCCGACCTGGTCGAACGCCTCGAGCACGGCCTCGCGCAGGTTGGTGAGCCGGCTTTTCACGTTGCGCGGCCTCCCTGGGCCGGGCGTCCCGTCTCCCACGCGAGTTTTAGCCTCGTTTCTTTCACCAAAGTCAGCAGGCACTAACGTGGGGATCTCAATCGACTCGTCTGGCATAGCCGCCCTCAGCACAGCCTCTTGAAGTTGCTGCCCGATGTCTTGTTGCTGTGTTTCGATCATGCTGCGATTTTCCCATCAAGCATTCGAAGCGATTGCCGCGAACAACAAAAAGACCAGGAAGCCTTGCCAGCCTCCGATCGAATAACCAGCGACCGCGGCGCACACATACAACGCCATGGCCAGCTCATCTTTGGCCTGCTCGGCCTTGACTGCTCTGAACTCTAAATCTGTCATATCTCCTCCTGTGGACAACTGCATGCACTCGCTCCCCCTACCCCTACAGAGCGGGTGCAGGTGCAGGTGCAACACCCCTTTTGAGGGGGTGTTTGCACCATCTGCACTTGGTCCGCACTCGCTAGCGGGTGCAGAGCAGGTGCAGCGGGTGCAGGGCCTCCAAATATCCGCTCCCAGCCATCCTGAAAGCCGCTTCCTGGACGACGTCCAGATCCTTTTCCGCCATCACTTGCTGTCATTGCATGCTCCTTTTGATTGGCTCAAACAAGCCCGCCAACGCATGCGGGTGCCTGAGTTTGCGTAGTCCTTTGTTCAGGATCTGCCGCACGCGCTCTAAGGTGACGCCTAGAAGGTCGCCAACGTCTTGCATGGTGCAGTCCTCGATGACGACCATGCGAATGACCAGATCCTCGCGCTCGGTCAGCTCGGTGCGCTCAAGCAGGGTCCTGACGACATCCCTGTCCTCAACCTGCTTCATGTCTGTCTGGTGCTCACAAGCCCAGCGCCATGAGGGCAGCTCAGGCAGCTCCTGGTCGCGGGTGAACCAAAGCACCTTGACCTCACTCACCAGGTTAACGACGCCCAGCTCGCCATATCGTGGTGCTCTCATGCCGTGCCCTCCAGCTGCTTAAGCGCAGCCTGCAGCCCAGCCAGGCCACCGACGCGCTGGTCATTGATAAAGATCTGAGGCATCTGCCTCAGGTCTGGATAGGCGAACTCAAACGCCTGGCGCACGCCCGCGTCTTCCATGTTGTTCTCGATGTAGCGCAGGCCTTTGGACTTGAGCAGCTGCTTGGCGGCCACGCAGTTGGGGCATGCGCTCTTTGTGTAGATGAAGATGTTCATGCCTTGCCCCCGTTCTTGATCCACACAGCAAACGCCGCTGCGGTATCTCCAAAGGGCAGCTGTGCGCACTCCTTGGCTAGGCGAGCGCGCTCGGCCTCAATGGCCCGCTGCCAAGTGCGCAGGAACACGTCCAGTTCCTCCTTGGTAGGCTCGCCCAGCATCTGGGTGATCTCAAGCCAAGCGGCCTTCATTGCTTCGTTCATTTGTATGTCCTCCTGATTGCTTTGTTCGTCCAGCAGCTGGCGCACATCCAGCGCGTTGGACTCATCTCGATGCCACCCTCCGGTGGCTTGTCCTGGTTGCACTTGCTGCACAACTTGAATTGGTGGCCATGGCGTGGCGTCTGAGGCATGTTGATGCCGTTCTTCACGAAGCTCATTCGTCGTCCTCCTCACGCTGCGCCCATGTGGGACCGGCTCCACTGCCCAACGCCACACGCGTCTGACCAGCCTCGGTGACCACCAGGCGCGAGCCGCGTGTGCGGTTGGCCTTGGTGTAGGTCTGCTGCTCGATCAGTCCCTCGTACTCGAGCTCACGCAGCAGGCCAAAGAAGTCCTTGCGGTTGATCTGGTTGGGGAAGCCTGGCGCCTCACGCAGTGAGACGTAGGCGTTGTTGTTGGCGTTAAGGTTTGTGGAGAGGTTCGCGCCGGCGTTGGCTGCATCGTTCACCAGTCGCAGAATCGCAGCGCGTTGTGTATTTCGCACCAGCTTGGCCGCAGCCTTGAGGCCTGGGCTTGTGCCAAAGCGCTTGAACACCTTGGCGCCTGGATCGAACTCGATGCGCAGCTCCTCCTGGAGTGGCCCGAGGTTGCACTTCTCATGGCGCAGCACGACGGTGTCAGCGTCACGCACCATCGCCCAGCGTGAGCGGGCGCTGTTGTTCCAGGCAGTCGATCCGCTGAAGGTGGTGTTGGAGTCCAGGCCTGCCCCACCCCGCACGCTCGCCTTGTCCACGTGCGCCAGCAAAAGGACTGCAGCGCGTGTCACGTTGGCGATCAGGTTGAGCGCACGCATGAAGCCGCGAACCTCGGTGCGGTCGTTCTCGTTGGACGCGAAGACGTCGGAGGCGTTGTCGATCATCACGACGTTGGCCTTGGTGGCCACAGTCACGTCGGCCAGCCACTGCATGCGCTCGGTCGTGCCGCCGTCCTTCCACAGGACGCAGTCGGCCTGGGTCAGGTCATAGACGACCAGGCGATCGCGCAGCTCTGACATGGACAGGCCGAGGTCCTGGCAGATGTTGGCCACGCGGAAGTGGACGGTGCGTGCCTCGTCCTCACCGGACAGGATCAGCACCTTGGAGGGCTTGGTCGCAATGTCAAAGAGGGGCGAGCCAAAGGCCATGGCCACGCCCAGCTGGAGCGAGAGGTTGGACTTGCCCACGCCACCGTTGGCTGAGAGCAGGGTTACAGTGCCCTCGGGCAGCCAGCCATCGAAGCGCCACTCAGTTGGCTCGGGCTGCTTGTGCTCGAGCACTCCCCAGTCCATCGGCACCAGGTCACCTTTGACCTCGGCCACAGGCTCATCAGATGAGCCACCAGGCATGGACAGATTGACAGTGATCTTGGGAGGCTGGCGCTCCTCGGGCGCGAACTTCTCCGCGGACTTCACAGCCCTGGGGATATCGGCGCGTCTGGCCTCCCAGCGGCGCACCTCCTCTGGATCGCCTGGCCGGTTCTCGTCCATCAAGCTGTAGAGGAAGTCCACAGCCGCGCCAGGAAACATGCCACCGGCCACAAGAGATGCAGCCAGGCGCGTGAGGCTCTCGTGATAGACGCGGGCGCCAGGGTTTGGATCAGTCAGCCCGGCGATCATCTCGCCTGCATGATTTGTTGCGCCCGTAGGTGAAGATGGTGCATTCGGCAGCTGCACGGCGATGCGCAAACTGTCTAGGTCAATTCCGATCGCAGCGCATGCGTCGTCCAGGCTCCAGCGGATGTTGGGCTGCCAGACCTCGAGCTTGACCTGCCAGGCGCCAGCGGGCCGTGGCTTGGTGTTCATGCCCTCGGGGCAGCGGACGTAGCGCACGCAGGCGTTGCCCGAGGCGTCGTTCGAGCGTCCCCTGGCGGCCAAAGCCGACATAAGCCGGTCAATCAGCTGCCTGTTCCTGGTATCAGCGTCTTCCCCATCGAGAAAAATACCTACTTGGAACTTCCCTGGACTTGTTTGCAAGGCGTAGGAAAAGCCTTGGACGTCAGTAAGTTGGACGTCGTCTAGGACAAGCACCGCAAGTCGCACAAACGCAGACTTGTTACGAGCGATCTCGCCGTCTGGCGTTGCCGTCAACACAGACGTGCAGAAATAGGTGTTGTCTTGGACAGAACGGTCGATCAGGGCCGCCTGGTTCGGCAGTCCCTTGTATGCACGGCCAGCCCACACAGTGGGAGGCGCGTTGTTTGGATCAGCGCGGAACGAGCACACCCAGCCGTGGGTGCCTGGCTCCATCTCGCCGTA